TTGCTTTTATGCCCCAGATATTCCTGTAATCAAACCATCAACTATAGCAAAAACTACTGCATTCGCATCTGTAAGATAACCTGAATAACCAACTGTCACTCCAGAAAAACCACTCGCTCCTGAAGCTCCTGAAGCACCTGAAGCACCTGAAGCACCTGAAGCACCACTATAGCCGCTATCACCAGAGTAACCCTTCTCTACTACTAAATCCCAATGAGCTGCGTCAACCCCTGGCTCTTCTGTTGTAGACGCATCAATAGCTATATATCCATTGCCATTATGCCCAACACAATCATTTATTGCATACGGACCTGGTGAAGCCCACGCACCCTTCCATGTATAAGTCGTACCAGCAGCTCCTGATATTCCGCTATATCCAGAATAGCCACTTATGCCATTATCACCAGAATACCCTGAAGTGCTATCCCCAGACATTCCAGATTCTCCAGAATAGCCTGAAACACCGCTTTCTCCTGAATAACCGCTTATTCCAGAAGTCCCTTTTTCTACAAGTAAATCCCAATAAGATGTATTAGTAGGGTCTTGTGTGGTGGCAGGTGCAATGCAAACATAACCACTTCCAAGGTACTCAACGCAATCATTTATAATATACGGTCCTGGCGATACCCAACCACCTTTCCAAGTATAGATAGTTCCAGTTGCTCCTGACATTCCACTATAACCTGAAAATCCACTTTCACCGCTATATCCACTTTCACCAACTGCCATCTCCAACCAAGAACCGCCAACTAATTGAAACTCTTTGAGCGTGTTTGTCTCATAAAAAATAGCACCATCGGCTACATTAAGAGGTTTTACATCAGTAGATAAGCCTGCAAATCTATCACCAGCATACCGTTGCATTGCCATGTTACTACCCCCTTTTATATTTTAGACCACTATCTGATTAACTGCATTAATAACATCTATTGAAGTAACAAAGGCTTCTTCTTTATATTCTGTTGTTTCCCATATATCAAACTGTCTTTCCCTAAGATACTGCCTTCCTTTGAGCAGATTGACATTTTCTTTATGCCCAAATATTTCTGGGTCTGATTGACTAAATATAACTATACCTCTCTTACCTCCCATAAATGCAAGATGTTGAAAGAAATTATCTACTGCTATCCAAACATTGCATTTATTTATCAATTCTGATAACTTCTTGAGTGATAGATTTATTAAGTATTCATCCACACCATCTATCTTCGATTCTCCGTTAACACCCACTTGGACTATTTTATAATCTTCCAATTTTAACTTCTTTACGACATCTTCCCAATAAGGGAAGTTCTTTGGATTATTCTTACCATTTCTTAATCTTCTTGAATACGGACTTATTATAATCGTCTTAGACATATTAATCTCCCACTTAATTGCATTTTCTTTATAGTTTCTTCTTATTATTTTTAACATCTATCGTTTTATAAATATAACCATGACTCTTCATTCTATCTCCTTAAAGTATATTACAAGCGGTCTTGTCTCAAATATCTTACTTCTGTCGCACCAATCTAAAAATCTTATCACGGGTATTGCTACTAATATACTAAACAACAAACCCACTACTAACGCTATAACTATCTCATTACGCCGTATCATTAAGACCTAAAATGCAATGGCAAAGGTCCGCTCTCACGAGGTCCATATGCTTCTATCTCATTGGCACCCGCATACCCTCTTGGGTCATAAGTAGACAATACATCTAAACGATAATATCTATACGCTATACTACTCAAAAACCTATGTTCCGACCAAGCAGGTATGTCTGGTCTTGTAGCTGAGCAAAGTAGGTCATAAGTAATATCATCATTAGAACCTGAGAATGTAAATTGCCCCGTGCTTTCACTTCCGTAATCTCCAGTAGCAAGTAGCCTTAACCGATTTACAATTTTAGCAACCCCAACACCTAAATCGTATTTCCACCAACAAGGAACACCAGCTAAAGAAGTAGACCATCTTGAATCATTAAGAATGCTTCCATCACAAGCTAACTCTGCACGATACATATTACTATAAGCATCACTTGCAGAGGCAACTCCATATACAAATACCCCTGTATCATTTTTTTGAACATAGGTAATATCTGCTCCAAAAAAGAAGCTGAAGTCCCAGATAGTAGGAAATCCTCCTCCATAACCATAAACTCCATGAATAACATTTATCCTATCCGCAGTTTTTGGAGTTACCACACTCGTTTTACGATAATTTTGAGTGTAAGCTGTTACATGATAAGTAGTTCCAGCAGTTACATCTAAAGGAACGGCAAGGTCACCAGACACCCAATCAGCAGGATTACCAGTAACTATAACATGTGCAAGCTCTACTTGTGTTAGCACGTCCCATACGCTTACTCTTGTTAAGGCAGTATCATTAACATTAGCCCATAGCTGGGTTATTTTCCCATCAAGGTTAATTACAAACGTATATCCTGAACTATAATCACCAACACCATTAAAAATATCATTCCATAACTTTTGTCCTGGATTCAAAGTAACAATCATAATTTACTCCTTTTTAAAGATACATACCTCGAAAAGCCTCCTCTAAAGACCTGTCCCATTTCCTGTCCCACATCCACTTATAGATATTCCAGCGGTCTATATTGCCAAACTGTATCTTGGCATCACCTATACTTATTATTGTTAAGTCTTTATCATCTTCAAAGATTTCGTTATAGCAAGAAGCTAAAACAATCTTAGTGCCAGAATTCTTTTCTCGTATCTCTGGCAATATCTTTTTGAACATCAAGTGGTCGCCAATACCATTATCCAATACACAATACTTTACCTTTGAAGGAACTACTCCCCACTCTCTCATTTTACCAGCAAATACTCGCTCACAAGCTTCAAAGATAGCTCTCTTATCATCTCTTATACCACCGCTCTGCTCATTCAAGTGCCATGTCTTAGCTGAAGTATCTACAAGTAATCGCCATCCTGCTCTCTTTATTTCATATGAGAAGATTGTTTCTTCTCTATGCACAGGTGTCTCTAAACAATATCCGTGTTTTGATGCTTCTTTACGAAATATAAAGGTGCTATACAAATGGTCAACTTCTTCTATATGAGCAGGCTGGTTATACCATTGTATATTCAATCCTGCATAGATATCTTCTATCTTATTAGAAGCAAGCTTAGGTCTTGGTGCATTATGTTTAGGGTCTATGACAAGCCCACCAACAGCTCCTACATCAGAAGATATGTTGCTTACAAGTTTCTCAAGAACATCTGGTTCTGCTACATTGTCATCGTCTATACGCCATATCCAAGTTGTCTTCGCATCCTTTAAGGACTTTTGGTGACTAAATACTTGACCTTTTCTATCGCCAAAGTTAACTGCCCACTTTATTTTATTAGCATCAAACATAGAAAATAGATTCTGATATAAAGGTTCTTTCCTCAAGTCTTTCTGTTCGCCATCATCGTATATTATAACTGCTTCTGGTTTGTATGTCTGATTGGCAATTGAAGAAAGGCATAGCGGTAGAGTCGTAAAATATCTATTCCTTGTAGGTATTACAACCGTTACACTTACTTTTTCAAACACCATCAAAGTATTCTTGAACCACCAGAGAGAACTATCTGCAACAGCATCCCTTAGTCTGCCAGTCATCATATTATCAAATACAAAACCTTTCTTTTTCATCTTGTCTTTAATATAATCATTAGAGCGTTCATTGATATGACCATCTCCACCCTGCCCTGGCACTCCCCAAGAAATAATAACTCTACTTGCATGCTTAGTTATATTGTTTATAAACACATCCTCATATTCTTTTGGAATATGCTCTCCGACCTCCAAAGAAAGAACGGTTGTATTTACTGGCAGCCCTGGCAATATAAGGTCTTTCGTCAAATCCCATCTAAATATAGGCTTATATATTGATTTCTCATTTATACCTTTTGTTCCTTCAATAGCTATTACATCATAACCCTTTGTCTCAAGATAATCACAATAGAACCCATTGCCACATCCCAAGTCAATAATAAGATTATCAGCTGGTATCATCTCAAGCGTCTTAGCCAGCTCCCAACTGCTTATATGCTTATCAGCTTTTGATACATCCCATATAGAAGAACAGACACCGAAGGAATTAGGATTATATCTCTCTCTTAATATATTGCTCTTTTGAGAAATAATTTTGGCATTTTTTGCTGTAGGATTTCCTTCTGTATGTGACTTATGATATAACGGCATATTAGCAATATTCGCTATCTTCCATCCGTTTCGTTTGGCTCTTATATTAAAATCTACATCCTCACCAAAGTAAGGATTAAACACCTCATCAAAGTAACCTATTTCCTCAAAGACATCTCTCCTAATTATTGTGCAGAAAGATATTATAAACTCTTCATTGGAACTCCAATCACGATGTAACTTACCTGATATGCCTACCTCTTCATCTTTCATAGGTTCTAACAATATATCTATCCACTTATTTTTATCCTGTTCAAGAAGAACAGAATCATCATTCATCAGTATGACAAACTCGCCTTTAGCTTCTTTGCATCCCATACTAAAAGCTGAGGCAACACCAATTTTGTTATCATCCCATACCATCTTAAAAGGCTTACCAAGAACCTTTACATAGTCAGACATAGTTCTTGGACTGCCATTACAAGCGATTATAACCTCACAATCAGAGAGGTCCGTATATTTGATAATGCTATCTATCAACGGTTTAATAACCTCTACACCATTGCAAGTTGGCACCACAATAGATATTTTTATCTTATTGGTCTTCATCTTACTTTACTCCTATCTTTGTCTTTGTGCTCATCCTAATCTTTCTTAGTCATAAATATTAACTCATCACCATCTTTGTTAACCGCCTTAAGTGTCGTAATCCTGTTAGGGGTTGTTCCCACAACAGTTACAAGAGTGGCTACCTCCGTCGGATTAAGAGCCTGTAAATCTCCTATATCTATCGCATTCTTTTTTTCACTCATACCTCCTCCTTAAACCGTAGTATCTGTTACAACCATCTTACTTACTTTATCACTTGAATTATACGAGAAGGTCGTCAATTTCGCTGGCGTTCCTCCTGCTGCTCCAGATGGATATTCTTTCATTGTAGCTACCTTGCCTTCACCATCTCCAGAAGGAACATAAGTAAAATCAGTAGTTATATTCTTTTTTTCCAATGGATTATCATCAGAATAAGAAAGAACCTTACCATCTGACCTAACTATTACCCTGACATCACTTGAGGCATCTTTCAGTTCTACCGCACCTATCTCTATATCCCCAACTGCTAAATCAGCTTTTACCTTTAGGCGAAAGGTTCCATCACCCACATCTTCTACAGCAAGTGGATAAAATA